CTGTATGTCACCAACACCCCTGTTACTTGGTACAACCGACACGGCTCCGATCAGGAGCGGGTAGACAGAGTTTGCAATCAGCTCAAGCAGCTGTATTTCTCTGCTTCGCCAGTCACGATCGTCACCAGTGACAACACATACACAAACATGGCAATCACGACTCTGAACATCAAAAAGAGCCTTGAAATTGGCTATGCAAGAGAGATTCCTATTTCCTTCACAAAGATTCGAACCACATCTGCGACTACGACTACTATCCCTGATAGCTACGGTAAGTGTGGGGAAACAGGCGCTCAGGCAGGAACGGCAAACACTACTACCGGAACCATAGACGATGGAGAAAGCTCCAGTGGAGAATCTGGAAGCGAAGAGAAGCCTAATAAGAGTGTTGCAAAAGGCGTTTCTGAAGGGCTTGGAAACTTTATCAACAATTTGTTCGATTGGGGAGATTAAGAAATGCAGTTCATCATCATAGAAGTTCCCGACATGAACGACAGCGTTTCCCGTATCGTCCTTGATGGAACGGCATACCTGATTCGCTTCACCTATAACCACACGGAAGATTATTGGAAGTTCGGACTGTACACGACACTGAATGAGCCTATCGTGATCGGCATCAAGATCGTGCCTCGATTCCATCTGAATGCGTTCTATGGAGTCACCGATCTGCCCAAGGGGATCTTCGGCGTAAGAACAAAGCTTGACCGGATCGGCAGAAAATCCTTTGTCGATAAGGAAGCTCAGTTTATCTACTGCCCTATTGACCAGTAGGAATGTCACTGTGACAGTCACGGTGACAATACCTGTGACATCGTGTGGACTGTCACTCCAAAAACTCAAAAATAATATGAAACATCATTGATGTAAGGTTACGAAAAACACTGATTTTACACCTTTGAGGTAAGAAATTTCGATGTTTGATGGTTTAACAGAAATAGCAATTTTTAGATAAAAATGAGCTTAAAATAGCAATTTCTTGCTATTTCTGTGACTGTCACGGTGACTGTCACGGTGACAATACCCGTGACAATCTGCTGCTAACCGTAACCGTAACCGTAATCGTAACCGTAACCTTATATTATATATAAATATATATGTGTGTATCCGCCGATACACACGTCATTTTTGATAAGACAATCCGCTGAGAAATCAGCTTTATATATCTGATGAAGGGGCGATCGAATGGCAGAATACAGAAACTTCGACAGACAGTATCGTATTTCCTGCGGTCCTGCAGGAGGGACAGGCTTCGAGATTGGAGCCACCTCTTCCGGACAGCCGATCCCTCTGCACATCAGCTTTTCAATCCAGAAGAGTGATCTGCAAGCACAGAATACCGGAAAGGTTTCGATCTGGAACCTCAACAAGGAACATCTTGCAGTTCTGAATGAGAAGGACTGTGTCCTGACCCTCAGGGCAGGATACGGAAACAGAATGCCGCTGATCTTCTCTGGAATCATCAGTTTTGTAACGACATCCAATGACAATGCGGACAGGCAGACGGATATAGAGGTTGTTGATAACCTTGTAGAAATCCGTGATACCTATGTATCGGTAGCCTATTCCGGAACCGTTAATTGGAAGACCATTTTCGACGATGTTGCTGCTCAGATGGGAGTGCCGATCTCGTATTCCTACAACGCATCGTTTGTAGATATCTCCAATGGCTTCAGTTTCGTAGGTCAGGGCAAAGACATCATCACAAAGGGATGTAGCTGCTGTGATTTGACTTGGAGCATCCAGAACGGCGTAATCCAGATTAAGAAGCCGAAGGATGTAATGAGCAGGGAAGTATTCCTGCTGTCGGCCGACACCGGATTGCTTGGTATTCCTGCCAAGGTCAAACTCTCTGAGAGCCAGACCGATGGTACTGACCAGATCGGATGGGATGTCCAGTATTTCCTCAATGGCGCGATCCACGTTGATGACTATGTCAAAGTCGAGAGTGAAACAGTCAGTGGCTATTTCCGTGTCTACTCTGTAGATATGAGCGGAGACAACGTGAGCGGAGATTGGATTTGCAAGGCACGTCTTTTGGAGGTGAAAGGATAATGCTTCAAGAATTCGTGCAGTCGGTTACTGACACCATCCAGAAAGAATTGAAGGGAGTACACACCGTTCTCCCCGGAACCATCGTAGCGTTTGACCCTGCCAAGATGGTAGCTACGGTACTTCCAAAGGCTATTTTCAAAAAGCCGAACGGCGAAGTCCTCAATTATCCGCAGACCACTGGAGTTCCGGTGGTGATTCCGCAGGGAGCGGCACAACAGGCAACTATCGCTTACCCGATCAAAGCGGGAGATAGCTGCCTGATTTTATATGCAGAGCAGTCATTGGATTACTGGATGTACGGCCAGATGACTTCCACTGAGTTGAAATTTGATCTCACGAATGCGATCTGCATCCCGGGATTATTTACTACGCCCAATGAGGCGGTGAAGAAAGCCTGTGCCGAAAACGCTGTGGTAGTTGACGCCAAAGGCACGAGAGTCATTGTTAAACAGGACAATGTTGAAATCGAAGCCAAAAACGTCACCATCAAGAGTGAGAAAGCAACGATCGAATCAAAGGATACCAGTATCAAGGCTGAAACCGTTAAGATTGACGGCGATCTTGAAGTCACCGGAAGCGTAAAAGCTGAGGGCGGCATCGAAGATTAAGAACCTCTTAGCCTTCCTAAAGGCTTTTTGCATTGGCTATAATCTTTCATCTATTCACTTTAAAAAAGTCGCAAACAGGCGGCAATTTGGTTCCACGACCCAACAAACCGAAAGGAGGAAAACCATGTTAGATATTATGCTGACCAAAGAAGGCGATATCAAAGTTTCTGCAATCGGCGACATATCCACAACCGAGAGCGTTCGTCAGGCAGTTCTCATTAGGCTGCGGTGGATTTTCAACGAATGGAGACTTGGCCCAGAGTTCGGTTTTCCTTGGTTTGAAGAGGTGTTTATCAAGAACCCGAACACTTTTAAGATTCGGCAGCTTATACGAGAAGAAATACTGAAGGTTGATGAGGTCACAGAGGCTCAGGTCACATCGGTGACATACAACCGGGCTGAGAGATCGGCTACCTTCCAGTATGTCTGTTCTGTTGGAGAAGCAGTCTTCAGAGAGGAGGTGACACTGTATGCCTAAATACGGAATCACTCCAGATGGTCCAAATATCAAGCGTCTAGACACCATCTTGGATGATATGCACACCGGATTGTCGAAGAAATGGGGAGTAAACACCCGGCAGAATCCGGAATCGTTCCTGAATCACTTCCTGACGAATATCGCTGATAGAATCGCGGAGCTTTGGGAGTTTGGTGAAGGAACCTACTACTCCATGTATCCCTCTACAGCTGAAGGACGCAGCTTGGACAATGCAGCGCAATACGGAGGCTCCACGAGAGAAACCGCCGCGAAGTCATATTATTCCATTCACTGTACTGGACTTGATGGTACGACCCTTACGGCAGGCACTCTGATATCCTCTACCACGAACCCTACAACTCAGCTCAGTATCGTTGATGCAAAGCAGATAACGCGAGGAGCTTTCAACAAAGCAGGCATCAAGGTTGCCTCGATTGAACCCGGAAACGCATACACCGTTGCTGTAAATGGCGCGGTGTTTTCTTTTTCCACGGAAGAAGCAAGCAACCTTGAAATCCTGAATGGATTGGCTCTTGCAATCAAAGATGAAAATTTCACGACATCTGTAGATGCTGTCAACGAAATTTTGAACATCGAAGCAAAGGATCTCACGTCTGTAAATGCTCTGGTGCTTTCGGAGAACCTGACCACCGATACCGTAACCTCTGTTATCGTCTTCGGTACGGTAGAGACTGGTGACATCCTTCTTCCGGAAGGTGTTATCACGAACATCGTAAAAGCCGATGCTGGACTTCTCAGTGTCGTGAACAGATGTCCCTACATTGCAGGACGCGATGAAGAAACCGATACCGAGTTCAGGCAGTCATATGCAGATAAGATTTTCAACCGCTCTTCCAAGATGCTTGAGAGTATCCGAAGCGCGATCCTCAACAACGTGCAGGGCGTAACAAGCGTAGCTCCCTACGAAAACCCGTCGCACGAATGGGACGAGTTCGGCCGTCCTCCGCACAGCATTGAAATCGTTGTTGATGGCGGTGACTCCACAGAAATTGCTAAGCAGATTCTGGACAACAAGGCGGGAGGTATCAACACCTTCGGTGATGTTTCTGTTGTCCTTGCAGGAGCATATGACGAGGACATCACGATCCGGTTCAACAGACCCGCCAAGATCCACACTTGGTTCCGCCTCGGCCTGATCCTCAGGAAGAACGAGGCAATTCCCCCTAACTATGTCGATCTTCTCCGGAAGGTTGTTCTTGATAACATGGAGCTTTTGGAAGCTGGAAGCGATGTTGTACCGCAGGAATTCATGTCCGAGCTGTATGATGCTTGCTCCGGTATCAGTTACATCGACATAGGGATTTACTCTTCGGCAGACCCATCCGCCAAGCCTGATGGCTATCCTTCGAGAAGCGTAGAAATCACCGCACGGCAGAGGGCGTACACGACCGAAGAGATGATCGAGGTGGCGATTGATGGCTGATTATGTAGCTTTACTGAAATCAGATCTTGTAGAACAGTTCAGAGGTAAAGCGAACATTGAAAGCCTGATCGAGGTCGTCGGTAAGGAACTTCAGGAAGTCTATGACTTCTATGAGGAACTTAGAAACGATCGCGGAGTGTATACTGCTGTCGGCAAACAGCTTGACGGTGTCGGCGACATCGTTGACCTCAGCCGAATGGATGCAGGTAAGCTTGCGGGAAATCCCATACCGTATGACATCCTCGACGATGAAACGTATCGCCAATACCTTATCTACAAAATTCTGAAGAACAACAGCGATTGTACCTACGCTGACATCATCAAGGCATTCCGGATGTTCTGGGACAGGCCGATTTACTACTCGGAAGATCCCGAACAGCCGGCAACCATGATCTTCGACACCGGAGAGATGGAAGGCTTCGTAGATACACGACCGTTGTTTAGGACACCCCTTATCCGAGCCGCAGGTGTAACGCTCAAGTTGTACGCGAGAACGTCCACGCCTATGGACCCCTCTGTGCTGAATGTGTTCAGTGGACTTGGATATGCGGTGACAGAAACGACCCTGCCGATTCTGGAGAGAGACTACGATTTTCAAACAAAGGTATATGTCGCCTCGGATTACGGAACTGTTACTCAGGATACGCTTCCGGATATCGAGAGGGCATATAACTTCAATTTCAGTCTGCGGCTTGGATCGAATACCCATAGCATTACCCACGATACGCTCCCAAATCTGGAGCGGAACATCCCGTATGACGCAGCCATCGACAATGGGAGCGCGGTTCATAGCGTCATGGAGACACCCATCAGTGGCATTGCGCTCCAAGAATGATGAAAAAAGGAGGGAACTCGAAAATGAGCAACAAAGTTGCAACTGTCGCCGAAACCGAGCAGGGGACACCATCGTATTACGGCGGCACAATCACGGTCAAAGGTCGTGACCTAATCACGAGCCTGCTTGCAGGAGAGACCATTGAGTTTACCCGCATCGTCGTTGGCGCGGGAGCTATGCCTGAAGGTGTAGAGCCTATCGACATGGAGGCTCTGGTAGATCCTGTTGCAGACGCCACTTCCACGATTCCTGTTGTGGAAAACGGCGAGATGCGAATGACTGTTGAGTACCGAAACGACATGAACGGAGGTCTGCAAAAAGGCTTCTGGCTCAGAGAGTTTGGTATCTTCGCAAGAACTGCGAACAGTGAAGAGGTACTGTTGTACTACGCAACGCTTGGCAATAGTCCTCAGCCTGTCAATGCGTATCAGGATAATCGAATTGATATCCGTAGATACCCTGTAACCATCGCACTGGCTATTGATGCCGACGTGCAGGTGACTTACAATCCCGGATCGTTTATCACTTCTGCTGAAGCACAGGAAATGATCGGTGGGATGCTCCAGACGGCAATCAGGGACGTCAACTCGACTATTCTGATGCCGATCACCATTCCTGCAGAAGGTTGGAAAGAGCCTGAAGCAGGGGAGGAAACCGGAACAGAAGTGGATGACTATCCTCTGTCTTTGGATGTGCCTATCGAAATCGCTAAAGCAGACCATTTCCCGAGTATTGGTCTGGATAAACCGTCTCTTAAAATTGCAAAGGCCATTGAATTATGTCCGTCCGTGGAATCACTGGACGGATATTTGCGTTTCTGGGCAAAAAGCGCACCCGCTGGCGATATGTACGGTACGCTTGCGCTTATCAGAACCATTGGCGGCTCTGATGGAGACGGTTCCGCTTATGTACTGCCTGTCGCCAACAGCACTACGCTCGGTGGCGTAAAGGTACAGGAAGGCTCCGGTCTGACAATCGACAGAGAGGGTAATATCGCTGTTGATTATGCTTCCGACGAAGAGGTTTCCGATGCAATCGATCAAGTCCTTGGGGATGTCCCTGAGTACGAACCGCCTGAAAGTGGCGGTGACAATCCTTCCACTGGTGATGTCGCTACTGACGACGAAGTGAAGGACATGATTTCTGACGTTTTCGGCATTTAGCCGTAACGAATATATTTTTTTAAGGAGGGCACTATATATGCCTAACACCAAGCTCACTACTCTTGACCAGCTGAAACTCTCCCTGCAGTCCACCAAGTCCTATGTTGACACTCAGGATTCCGCTCTGAGCGCTCGTATCGACGCTGTCGTTGAGGACATCGAAGGTATTATCTCTACTGGCGGTGAGCCTAACCTGCTGGAAGGCGTAAAGGTAAACGGCACTGCTCTGACCATCACCGACAAGATGGTTGACATTCTGATCGCTGCTGGCGAGGAGAATGGTACTATCTCCGTAAACGGTGCAGCTGTTGCTATCACCGGTCTTGCTGGTCTGGCTTACAAGTCTGAGATCACCGAGGACGAGCTGGGCGAAGCTCTTAAGGCTTCTATCGCAGCTAAGGCTACTCAGGCTGATCTGGATCTGCTGACCGTCCGCGTTGGTAATCTGGAGACCGCCGGCTACCAGAATGCTGAGCAGGTTCAGACCGCTATTCAGGCAGCTATCGCTGCATCCGGTCACGCTCACTTCGAAGAGGTTGACGCTGTTCCTTCCGCTGATGAGGCCGAGGAGAACGTCATGTACCTCGTTATGAACGCTGAGACTGGTCACTACGACATCTACGCTAAGGTAGGCGACGCTGTTGTTCTGCTGGACGACACTACCGTAGACCTGTCCGCTTACGCTAAGACCGCTGACGTAACTGCTGCAATCAGCTCTGCTATCACTGGCCTGAATATCGACCAGTATGCTACCGACACCGAGCTTAATGCCGCTATCGAGCGCATCGCTGCTGTTGAGGCTCTGTTCGCTTCCTACTACACCAAGACCGAGATCGACAACCTGTTTGCTAACTACTACACCAAGGCTGAGATCGACGCTGAACTGGCTAAGAAGATGAACGTAGCTGACATGGGTGCTTATGCTACCGATGAGGAGGCTGCTGCTGAGGCTGACGCTGCTGAGGCCGCTGCTAAGGCTCACGCTGACGAGAAGGCTACCGCCGCTGAGACTGCCGCTAAGTCCTATGCTGACGAGAAGGCTGGCGCTGCTGAGACTGCCGCTAAG